AGAAGTTTGTATTGTTCTGAGGTAATCTCAAGGGCCTCTGCTGTATTACGAGGCCAGCTGAATGCTCCGACATCAAGTCTCTTGTAGAGAAGCAGAAAGCCGTCACCTTCCCATAGAAGGCCTTTGATTCTGGTATTCTTTTTGCCGCAAAATAGAAACAGGGTGTCCTTATCATATGGATCCAGCTGGAACTGAAAACGGATAATGCTTGCCAGGCCCTCAATTCCACGCCTAAGATCCGTTTGTCCGCAAGCTATATATATTTTTTTGAATCCAGTTGCATTATTAAGCATGCTTCATCACTCCTATTAACTTTAGTAGAAAAGCTTCTGATACTGATTCAGATATTTCAATCTTAAAGTTGGGACATGATATCATAGCTGCTGGCTTGTCTTCACATGAGCATGTGGCAACTGGTAATTCAACAAAAGCTGGCATAGCGGGCTCTGATAATACTGAGAGTTCAGAGGATTCAGCTGATACCTGACATGATTCCAGGCATCTGTCCTGAACCTTTTGTAAGCGTGTTGCAAATGTAGACTGCGCAATTCCCCGTGATTTACACCAGGCGGACATGCTCATGCCATCTGGCCTTTCATTGTACTCTTTAACCTGTTGAATCCACTGTTGGAAGCGGATTTCACGTTTTACTGAAGTAGATTTACCCATTTAATTTTGACTCCTTACGATTTATTCGATGTAATCGGCGAATTCGACGAATTCGGCGAAAATACCGATTACCTTCGTAAGCTAATTATCTAGGAAAATGAGCAGGTCTACAAGAGTACCACCTATGGAGCGTTTACTTTCTTTCGGCGTTGGGAATGTTGAATACTGGCAAAAGCTGTATTTTTGTTTCGGAAAAATAGAGGAAAAGGAAACCGCTTTTAGTTTCCTTTTCCCGATCAAGTTTATTTCTCCTAATTTGTTGATATTGACCTGCGTATTATCGCTTTCGCTCGTTAATTCGTATTCCGAAGGCAATATTGCAAATCGAAAACTTTTTTTATTCTGTCTTAACCATATTTCCATTTGCCGCCCTCCTTTACGGTGTATTAAATGCTACTTTCTTTAATTTGAGTGCCAACGCCTCGGCTATTCTGTCTATATCTTCATCGCTACGCACTTCTATTTTATCCGCTAATTTCTGAATATTTAGCGTGATGCCGCCGGATCCGCTTTGTGCTGCGCCGTCTTTCCGCGCCATTTCCACACTTTTATCATGTGGATATACCCGCGAACCTTGCGGCAGGTCTACGATCTCGCCGCCTCGATCATGTATGATTGCTGCGCCGCCTTTCCAATTATCGGTACCTTTGTAAAGCATCGGTATTGTTGGTATGTTGATACCAAAACTTTTACCGCCTAATCCCGGTACCCAATCCGGTATAGAAATGTTTAATTTGTTGATGCCTGATATTGCGCCGTTTATAATTCCGATAACTGCGTTAATTGGTGCTTTGCACAACGCCGCCAAACTGTCGAATACGCCTTTAAAAATCGTCTTTATACCTTCCCATGCTTTACGCCAATTTCCGGTAAATGCGCCCGAAATAAACGTTGTCAAGCCGTCGAATATTGTTAATACTCCGCTTATGAGGGAGGTTATTGTGTTTACTGCTGCCGATATTGCGCCCTTAATCGCCGAAAAAGCTACTTTTACAACCGGTACGATAACCGCCATATTCTTTTTAATTAGTGTTGCTATTGCGCCAAATACAACGCCTACAACGTTTTTTAACGCCTGCAATACTGCTTTTGCTGTGCTGCAAGTGCTACTAATCTTTTTCCCGAATATTGCAGCTATAACATTTGCTGCGGCTCTAACCACTTTTCCGATCGCTCCAAATACTGTACTAAAGATTGTTTTTAAATTATTTATAATGCTGCTTGCGCGTGTTTTGATGTTATTCAAATTTGCGCTGAATTTTTTCATATCAACGCCGCACTGGCTTAAAACTTTCTTTATCGCATTTCCAACCGCTGTAAAAATGCTTTTTACAATATTAAGGCTCTTAAAACTGTTGATTGCACCTTTTACCGTTCCTGCTATCAGCTTAAACGGTGCTTTTATAATATTTACCAAACCGGATAATGCGCCGCGTGCAATCGTTTTTAATCCATTCAGTGCGCCCTTCCAATCTCCGGTAAATACGCCCTTTACAAATTGCGCCACGCCTTTAAAAATCGTTTTGATATTCTCGATTATCGGCTTTACTGCCTGCGCGAAACCGTTAATATATCCTTTGGCTGCGCTTATTGCAATATCCCATGCGGAGGCTACAAGATCGAAAGCTCCCGCAATTTTGTTTACTGTGCTTTCCGGCAGGAATGTTGAAAACGCCCCGACCACGAAATTTTTTATTGCATTGATCTTTGTTTTAAATATGTTTCCTATAACGTCTACTACGCCGCCTGCTGCCGTCTGAAATCCCTTTAATGCGGTTTCTGCATCTCCGCTAAATATGCCCTTTAGCATCGTTCCGATGCCTTTAAAAATCGTTGTGAAACCATCAAATATTTTCTTTACGTCCTGCACAAGCCCGGTAAACGTCGCTTTTATTCCCGATACAACCGCTTTTATCCCCGGTAATAGTGTATTGAATACGTTTATTATTCCGGCGGCTATATCCGGTGGGAAAATGTTTTTAATACTGTTTCTGAAACTTTGCGCCGCGCTATCCCAATTACCTGTAAATGCACCGCCGAAAAATTCTAAAATTGCATTAAACGCTTTTAATCCTTTGTCTACTGCTGTTACTATGGTATCAAATGCCGCTACTGCGCCGCCTACGATTGTTTCAAATGCGCCGCCTGCTGCATCTGCTCCTTCGCCTATACTTCCTGCAAACTCTTTTTTGAATATCCCGGCTATATTTTTTACAAAACTAGAAATCTTTCCCGCTATGCTGCCGACTGTATTCCCGATTGATGTAAATTTATCTTTGAACCCCTGCACCGAAAAGCCTGCTTTTTCAAAAGCGTTTTTAAACCAATTTCCGACATTTTGTAAAAAGCCTTTTACTTGATCCCAGTTTTTTATAATTAAAGCCGCTGCTACCGCAATCGCCGCCAATACTCCTATAACAATTCCTGCAGGGCTTGTTATAGTTCCGATAATGCCGCCGAAATTCGCTATTGTCTTTGTGATCGTTCCGAAAGTTCTTTGTACAGTTCCAACCATTGTAACGACTTTCCCGAATACCATAATAATAGGCGGTATCGCTGCTGCGATTGCCGCCCATTTCATAATACTATCTACTTGCGCATCACTCAGATTGTTTATATAATCTGCTGCCTTTTGTACCCATGATACGAATTTTTTCAAGTATGGTAATAATTTATCGCCTATTGTTATCGCTATTCCTTCTACTGCTGATTTTAATAGCGTTAATTGTCCTTTTAAGTTATCAAGCATTTTTGCAGCCATAGCCTCCGCGCTGCCGCTTGATCCGTTTATTGCCTCTGTTAATTTGTCAAAATCTGCCGCACTTGCGTTTACAATGGTTAGCAAGCCCGACATACTTTCTTTTCCCGCTAAAGTAGTCGCGTATGATGCTTTTTCGGTTTCCGATAAACCGTTAAATGATGATCGCAGGTTGTTCATAACTTCCGCGAAACTTTTCATGTTTCCGCTACTGTCTGTTAGGCTTATTCCCAACTTTTGCATAACTGCCGCTTGTGCGTCTGTTGGTTTTGCCATGTTTGCAATCACATTTTTTAAAGTTGTACCCGCTGCACTTCCTTTTATTCCTGCGTTTGCCATTACTCCCAGTGCTACGGAAATATCCTCTATGTTATAGCCCATTGCGCCCGCTGTCGCCGCGCAATATTTAAAACTTTCGCCTAACATCGTAACATTAGTGCTTGCGTTTGTAGATGCCGCTGCCATAACATCGGCAAAACGCCCGCTTTCTTTGGCTGACATTCCAAACGCCGTTAGACCGTCCGTAACAATGTCGGAGGTTGTTCCTAAATCTTCCCCGGCGGCTGCTGCAAGGTTCATAATACCCGCTATACCTTCTGTCATATCTGCGGTTTTCCACCCCGCCATAGCCATATACTTCATAGCCTCCGCGCTTTCGCTCGCGGAAAAAGAAGTAGTCGCGCCCATTTCTTTAGCCTTTGCCGTTAATGTCGCCAAATCCTGCGCGCTCGCGCCGGATATTGCGCCCACTTCTGACATTGCCGCCTCGAAATCAGCGGCGGTTTTTACCGCCGCCGTTGCCACGCCCGCGATCGGTACGGTGATCGCTTTGGTTAGGGTTGATCCAACGCTTGTAATTGTCTTGCCCGCGCTCTGTATCTGTTTCCCGGCTTTTATTGCCTCGTTTCCCATGCTGCGCATACTGTTTATTACTTCTTTAGACGGCTTTGTAAAACCGTCTATAAACTGTATTGCCGTACTTATTACCCTGCCCACATCAACCACCTCCTCCGAAGGCTTTTTCTATTTCTTTGTTTCTTTCTTCTTTGTCGCGCAACTCCTGTCGCATATACGCCCGCGCTATGCGTTTCTGTCCTTCCGGCAGGTTCATGTATTCAAACGGTTTCCAATTTTTAAAGCGATAGTGCAGGTAATCCATTTGTACCTCCCTATCGCTTTTGATTAGTTTTTTACTTCTTTATCTGTTTTTTCTTCATCATCGAAACCGCTTAACTTTGCGATCTCTGTTGAAATTCTGTTGATCTCGCCTTTAAAAATCTTTTTTGCTGCGTCTGCCGGTGTGGCAACCCCTAAATGCCTTAAAAGTTCCTCATTTTTTAAATTCGGATCAATAATTCCGGCTGCTGCAATTTTGGCATTTGTACTAAATGCCCTGCCGTAATCAACCTCCCCTTCCTCGTCTAATCCACTCGCTGACAATCCTCCGAAAAGATCGCCGTCTACTGCCTGTATTGTTACTTCTGCATCTTCTCCAACAATTTTAGATAACTGTTTGCTCTTTAATTTCTTTGTTTCGATCTTGTCAAATTCGCCCTTGTCAACTGCTAATAATTTCTCTACTAAATTCATGGTTATTTTCTCCTTTACATGAAAATAGGGCGCATCACGCGCCCCTTGATTGTTGTTTTAATTAGATTGTCTGCATCGGTTCCCAATCCTGAAAAGTAAAACCGTAACTTTCCTCCCCGGTCTTTCCTGCCTCCCAGTCTGATAAGATCATCTTATCAATCACGCAGCCGTAATATGCTATACGTTCCGCGCCGATTGCGTCCGGATCGTTCACATTGGAAATAATTGTGTGTGTTGGTGTCTTTCCCGCCCTTACAATTTTATTTACCTTATTCATTACAAAACTGTTGATTTTGTGTAACTTTAATTCACCCTTTGGCTCTAATCCGGTTACTTTCTGACCGTCTACCAAATTCTGACACTGTGAAATTGCTGTTTTCTTTAATGTTACCTCTGCTTTGCAGGCTGTGACCTGTGCTAAATATTCGCCGTCAAACCATACTTCGCCCCATGTTCCATTTATAACCTGCTCCGGTCTAAAACTTTTCATGTTCTTTTACCTTTCCTTTCTGCCTTAGATGTAAATAGGCATTTTAATATCTTCGATCGCATCTAATACCTTTACATTTCCGGTTAAAAATACAAATGCGCCGGTTTCTGCTGTTACAATTTCCTCATCGCTACATTCATCAACGTCCTTTACGGTTCCGTCGTCAAGTGTTGCCTGCAATCCTTTACCTTTTAAATATTCTCTGATTGCGTCCGGATCTAATTTAACGGAATAGCTACTCACAATTCCGTCACGTTTCAACTGCCCGAAATAACTGCTAATTGCAGTTAAAAGCAGGCATTTGTTAGAATATGAATTTGCGTATTTTCCTAAATAGCTGTCCTGTGCTGTTTTGGTAATATCGTCGTTTATCATGTCCATAGCCTCGACAATTTTAATTTTCTTAAAGCTGTCGCCCTTGCCGTCTATTGTCGTTACGAAACTATTAACACCTCTTACAACTTTTACTTTCTCATCATCATAAAAAATAATAAGTTCGCCTTTGTCTACCGGTGTGCTAATATCTGCAAGTCGCGTACAATCTGATAATTCAGAAAGAGGCGCGTATGTGCAGGCGATCGTCATAGGTGTACCGGCTATCAGTCCGGCAATTCTTGCGCAATACTGTTCTGTTGTATATTCTGTATCAACGGTCGTTTTTTTTCCATTCTTTGCGGTTACGGTTTCCGTTTTTACTGCCTTTTCCGTTGTGTAATTGATAATTCCTTCGTGATCTGCCGCCGTATTGGGTAATACCGCTTTGATTTTCTTTTTCTTAACATCGCGCATGGTTTTAACCCATGTTGCAATATCCTGCGCCTTCTGATCGGTTTCAACTGTTGGAATAGCCAAATAACCAAATTTGATTGTTTCCGACGCCTCCATAGCCTTTTTATAGCCCGCGTCGATCGCTGCCTTTTCTGCGTCGTCTGCAATTCCCATGCAATACACAATTACCTTCTTTGGAGCGTTTGTGTAGCCGATCATTGCAAGTTTGATCTGTTCTACCGTTGTATCTTTTAAGTTGTCCGGTATGTCTTTCTCTGTTACAACCGTAACCGGATTTACCGCCGGTGCTGCTAATGTGTCTTTTACCCATAACATCACGATCCCGCGCTCGCCTCTTGTTACTGCTGTCATTGCTTTTTCTATAAAGCTAATTGTTATACTTGGTGCGCCCATTTTAAACCTCCTTAACCTTGCGTTACTTTTACGCCTAATTCTTCCGCTATCGGCGCGGTTTCTTCTCTTTGCGTGTTTTCCTTGTAATCAATTTGGATATTTATTTGTAAAATATCTTGATACTCGCCGATGTAATCATGCGTAAATTCTCCAACTGTCAATTTTCGATTTCCAACAAAAAAAATCAGCCCGAAAAGGTCTTTTATTTCGTCTACCTTTTCAAGCTGATCTAATTCGTTCTTTTTATTTTGAAAATATGTTATTTTAACTGTAAAACCGCCTTTTGCGAAATTTTTTGTTTCTGCACTGCTGCCTCGATCTAAAATTTCCGTAAAGAAACAAGGGGCGGCGTACCCCTCTTTTATTTCTTTTCCGTAAATTCTGTAATTGGGCGGCGCATATTTTTTACTTAAAAGTTCATTTATTGCTTTTTTTATATCTACGTTTTTAATTCAAATCGCCCTCCTTTAAAATTTCGTCTACCATTTCCTCAAACCGTTGCGGTACTATGTTCTCGTACTCGTTTCTTGTTTTTTCCATGATATGTTTACCGGGAACAAAACCAACGATCCTGCCGCCTCTTACAAGGTTATGACCGTTTTCTATTAAATGAAAATGCCTTGCACTATTCCACACTAAAGCCGTTGCGCCTACATTTTCCTCTATAACTTTTGTTCCCCATTTTCTTTTAATCGCTTTGTTCTTTTCGCTGCCGGTTCTCTCATGCGGCTTTAATTCTGAATTGGCTCGCTTTTTTGCAGCATTTTTAAAATCTTTTCCAATTTCTTTTAGTGTTTCTTTTGCTTTCTCCGGTGCTGTCTGAATTGCTTTTGTTAAATCTCTTTCCAATTCCTCTAAGCCCTCGATCTCAAAATCAAGCCCCGCCGCCATAACATCGCCTCCAAAACAAGAAGGCTACCGCATTGCTGCGATAGCCTTCTTGTTATTGTATTTCCTCGATGCTGCCATTATCCATATTAACAGAATACTCTTTTAATAATGTTCCGCTAAATAATAGTTTTGCATCGTGTTCCTCTCCGTCCACATAATCGTATATGCTTACGTCTAGCGTATTGCCTATGACAGATATTTTTGTTGTTGTTTTGTAGTTAAAGTTTACGATTGCGTGAATTTCTTTATCGTCTTTGAAATATTCTTTGTAATAGCTTAACGCATATTCCTGAATATCTATATTTTCCGCAATCGTTGAAATTCTCCAATTCCCGGTAACATCGTTTCGCACATCTGAAACGCTAAAATACGCGCCTATATCATCAATGTTTTTTCCTGCTGCCGGTTCCTCTGCTTTTTCTGTCGGCTCCTGCTCTACCGTTTCCGGTTCTGTTGTTTCTGTTTCCGTTATTTCCGGTTGTGTCGTTTCTGTTGTTGTCTTTAACTCCGGTGTGGTTGTTTCTACTTTCGTTTCCGGTTCCTTTTGCTCGTCTGAATTGTCTTTCGGTATCAGTAACCCGATAAAAACAATCACAATTAACCAAAACCACCACTTTTTCCATATTTTCTTAGAAGGGTTTACCCCCCCCCCCCCAGCCGCCATACCATCCT